ACAGCTTGTGCGCGCAAACACGATAACTGAGGGGAAACTTTCACGATAATCGCCAGAGTCGGCTTTCTACTGAATCAACGCGCAATGAGCAGCTTGAGGGCTTGATTATCCGCAGTAATCGAACCGGCGGTGCGATTGATTGCCCTCACTGTCACCGTATCGGCCGCAGTCAGCGAAGCCCTGAATTCGATCCCCGCGTCGTTTCCATCCGCCGGGGAGACAAAAACCCCGTTGGCGGTCGTCGCACCGGCAACGGTGGTGGTTTGAGTAGCCGATGCTCCCCCGGCAATCGCCCCGAAACTGAGCGTTACAGCTTTCACAACCCGTTTCAGTACCCACGCCGACCCGACGCGCTGCCATTCTTCCATCGGGTCCGGATCGGTCAGCACGATAATTTCCCCTGCAATCGGGTCGCGAGGCTTCCAGATCGAGCCAAAGCGGGTGATGACCTTGCCTTCGTAGCCTGTCCACGGTGAGACACAGGCCGTCCCTCCGATAAACACCTGGTCGGAAGCCAGTCCCGAAATCCCCGAGGGATCGTTGACGATTGCGCGCGCTGTTCTCATCGGTACACCTTCAATTTCTGGAATTGATGAGACGTAAGTCCTTCCCGGACTGCCTCAATTTCAAAAGTCAGCCAGTCGGCCAGATAGCCGTGGTCGTCCATTTGGTCAGCGTCGTGGTAGACGTATTCGGTTCCTGTGATGCCCGACTCCGTATCGAGGAGTTCGTCAAACTCCCCATAGATCCGGACCGTGTAGGTCGTCCCCGCCTCTGCCTCGGTCGTCGGATCGTCCTGCCACCGGAAGTCAGCTTGGCTCAACCGGTTTCGTTCCGACCATTCAATCCGGACGTACGTCTCACCGGCAAAGTGCCCTCTGTATTCGCCCTGAATCGTGACTCCGGACGGAGGCAAAGGACGCTCAGCGCGTCGGTTGAAGGTGAGCGAATCGGTTGGCGCGCCAATCTCCGGCAGCAGGTCGCTCGGGGTAAACGTACGGAAGCGGGCCTCAACGGTTTCTCCGGCGGTCCACCAACCGGGAGTTGAGTAATCGCCGTAACTGAGAAACCAGACCACAGAGGCCGCCGGGTGCGCGCGTGGGGTCGTATCGAGCAGACCGTGACGGACACCGTCGAGAACGAAGTTCGGGCCGTCGGCGGTAATCGTTTCGAAAACGATCAACTCACTGCCGGCGGCGCTCACGACCAGGGCGAGATTCTGGCCACCTCGCAATTGCGCTTCGGACTGATTCACCAGCGCGGCCAGCGTGGAGTTCCCGGCAACCACCCACACGCCATCCTGGTCGGGCGCTTCGTACCCGCTGACGGCATTGACCAGATAACTGGCTGGCACGAACCGGCGGTTCTCATCGCACTCCTCAAATTCCCCACTACCTTCCCGCGCATCGAGGCGGTATCCGGTGTGCAACGGATTCGGGCGACCACAGAACACGGCTAACCGGGGCAGGGCGTCCCCAAAAAGAAAGAAAGGAGATTCTTCGAGCCGATAAGCCGTGGGCACGACCGCGTCGTAATCGACCGGCTGCCACCCGTTCGCCGGCGGCGAGAACAGAGATTCGCCGATTGAAAACCGGTCTTGAATCGCTTTGATTTGGACCACCCCGTCTTGCAGCGTACCAGGGTCGATGTCGATGACCCGATACACGACATCGGACTCCAGCCCACCGAAGTTCCAGCGCAGACGGAAGGGGGTTCCCGGCCGAAACCGTGCCGCATACCGATTGGCCTCCAGCGTGACTCGTTTCAAAGCGCTTCCGAGAATCAACTGGTCGCGCTGCGCGAACCGAGCCGCCAATTTTGCACGGCGGACATACGGATAGCTGACGTCACGGAAGGTCTGCCGCCCCTGCAAGGCGGTCGTCGCGAGATCGTGGTAAGTCGCGGGCCGTTCAACGTAGTCCGCGCCCCGGTCCCGGAACGTCACGTTCACGGACGAGATCAGATTGCCCAGTCCATCCGCCACCGATTCGATGAGCCGACAGTTGCTTTTGTTCAGGACCGGCAGGCTTTCGGGATCGTAATCATCCCGAATCAATTTGGGCGTCCATTGCCCATCCACTGGATCACGGTAATAGACGGCATCAATATGCCGGCAAATCTCCTTGATCCATTCATCCCCGTCGATGCTGTCCGTCTGAATCCAGGACAAGCCACAACCTTCATCCTTGAGCGTCTGGGCACATGCAAGGAAGGCGCTGAGCTTGGGCGCGTCAAAAGGATCGTCCGCCGGGATGCCCATCCCCCAGAGTGGATTGGTATGAATGAGCCAGATCGCCGCCATCGGGTTGATGTCGTGCTCGCCGGGGGCATCGGGGTCTTCGATGAAGGTCAAACCGTCCCACTCTGGCCCAAGCTCGGGCAATCCTTGAAGCAGGACTTCCTTCGGACGGGGATACGGAGATTCGCCAAAATAGCCATTCCAGCGGTACGCGCCGCCCTGTGTTGCCGGACCGTAGAAAATCAGATACGCCAAATGGCGGTACGCAGGCGACCACCCGCCATTCTGCGCGGCCAAGTAGCTATCCGCGGTTGTGTTCCCCGTCGTCCCGCTTCCGGCATAGAACTTCAGCTTGTGGACGACACCACCTCCGGAGTTCCCGAAAAGCTGAGATTTGTCGATGAACAGTTCGCCGCCGTCATTCAACTCACCACGCCAAATCCACTTTGACTCTTGCCGAAATCCGAGGATTTTTACTTGAAAGCCCCAGCCCCAGCACAGCGAGAGCATCTCCCCCATGAAGTAGTACCAGCCGACCGTCGCATTCGAACAGCCCGCTCGTTTCTTCTTCGCGCGTGACAGTGCATCTCCCCACCACGTCGTCTTCGTGGCCGTCATCAAATCCGTTCCGAAAACGACATTGATCGCGACCTTCTCGCTGACCACGGGGGCATCTACTTTGTCGGCATTGGGACCTTTCGGCTTCGGCTGCAACAGGAATTGCAACGCCGTCAACGCCACCATGATTACGATGAGAACCCAGATCGGAATCGGCACGAGACCCTCCTACACCACCGGCGCGCGGCCGCTGTAAATGTCCTTGCGCGGGACGTGAGGAAATCCCACAAACGCCGCGCCGTCGTCCGTCGCCGCGCCAAATTTCGTCCGGCAGGTTTCAGGAGCGCCGTCACAACCGGGATAGGCGGTAACGGACTGCCCTACCGACAAGCCCAGAATCGGTGAGCGTAACGTCAGCCGTCCCAACGTCGCGTCGTACGCGGTGATCGTCCTCGCCGAACCTCCGACCTCGACCCGACCCGCCGGAAAGTAGGATGCGTCGAACCCAATCCATGCATCGGCGGTAATTTGGGTTCCAGACACCGCCGTCAACACCCCGACTTCCGCGTAATCGACTTTGTTGGTCGGGCACGGAAACAGGTAGACCGCCGCCTGGCATCGCGACCCATGCAATTGGGAGCAGCACCGCTGGCGTAGACGTCCCCCGTAGACATCACAGGTCAGCTTGTAGATTTTGTCTTCACCGTCGTAGTGCGCGCTCCGGACGTGCCAACTCCCGACCAGCTCGAAGTCGTCCAGACTGTCTCGTTGCGCTCTCCAAATCCTGACCCCGACGAATACCTCCGGGTCGCCGATCTCGAAGATGTGCGGCAGCGGATGGGTTTCCGGCAGTTCGACCGTCATCTGCTGATCGGAAGCGTCCGAGCGGATTTCCTCGCCTTCGCGTTGAATCGCGAGTGGGCTGAAGTCGTTGCTTAAAAAATTGATGGTCAAATTGCCGGAAGCATGCCGCCACACCTGACTTCCCGCGGTGAATTCGTACAGTTCGACCGGCTTCGCGGCGGATTCACTGGCGTCAAAAATCTCAAAGCTCATTGCCCAATCTCCTTGAGCCAAGCATCAGCCGCATCGAGGAAACCGCACGATTCACGGAAATACTGAGGCAGTCGGGACAGTCGCTCCGAATCGGCGGAATCTTCCCAGTCGAAGTGCAAATACCCGACCACCGGAACAATGCTCACCTTCAGCCCGGTCTGGAGCGCCCGCAGCCAGAACCAGCTTCCGAGCCGGCACGGAACGTCCTCCCGGAAAACGACCCCAGTTACCGCGCGCATTCTTTCGAGCGCGGACGCCCGAGCCACAAAATTCCACGGGTACGAAGTTTTCTTGAGGAGCGCCTCCGGATCGGCGCTGGGCCGGATGAGGGGACTCTGCCCGGCTCGACACAGGAAGACGGCATCGAACGCGACCAGATCGACCTTGGGGTCGGCAAAAGGTTCGAGCAGAAGTTTTGCGTTGCCCCCGACCACGATGTCATCGTCATCGGCGAATCGGATGAACTCCGCGCCGGCTTTCACGGCGGATTCGAGGAGACGGTTGCGTGTCCACCCGGCGCCACGCCGCTCGTTGTCGTTGCGGGTCAGCGTCTCCCATTCGTAGGCCGACTCAAACGCCCTGCGTAACGTGTCTCGTCCCGTGGTCGGGATCAGGCAAAAATTCGTCTTCATCAACTTCCCCCGTAAAGAAAAACCCACGAGTAATCCGGACTGGAAACAGTCTGGGTACTCCCGTCCACATCGAAGACATTCACCAGCGTGTACTGGTAGGTGTTCCCGAAGGCGACTCCCGAATCGGTGTAATCCGCCCCAGTCGGATTGTCCGTCACGGTGTCGAGCAACACGCCATCCCGGTAGATGCGTGTCCCGATATAGGTCACTCCGGTCGGCAATCCGGAAAGCGCATTGCTGGCGAACTCAAGGTTCAACGGCACGCTGTAGGAAGCACCGCTGAACCACGTTGGAGCCGGCAGGTTGAGACTCGGAAAAATATCCACGAAGGTCGTGGCGAACTTGACGTGGCGTGAACTGACCCAATCGAGTTCCATCCGGTCCGTGGCAAAACGTACCGGGTATAGAAATCCGGCCGTGTGGAGGTTGGAATCGACCTCGATGCCGAGCGCGGACGACAGCGTGCATCGCTCGGTATCCCCCGAGGCCGAGTCGAACGCGATGCGGCGAGGCAGGAACGTCCCGTCCTTCAGCCTGAACGCCATATCCCGACGATTCGAAGCGTCGGCGTAGTAATCGCCGAACCCGAACTTTTTGAAATCGAAAAACGTGTCCGCGTCGCCAATCGGCAACACCGGGGCAAAGTCGTTTTCCCAAGAGAACAACCAGAACGGCAGACGCTGCCCCGATCGCGAACTGATCCAGTCGAGCAACTGACCGATGCTCTCGCGTCCGTGGGCAGTCCAGGCGAACACCCGTTCGACGCGACTGGCCTGTTCAGGCGATGTCTGGAATTTTAGTCCGGTCCTCGGGTCGAATATGACCCGCCGGTCCGCCACCGAGATCGACAACTCGTCGGCTGTGTTCGCGGGGCGCAACAGTACCGGCAGATCGCGGTACTCCTCGGTGGTGAATACGCCGAAACGGCGCACGGACCGTTCCGTCCCCAAAAGTTCGAAAGAGGGCGAAACAGCCCGCATATCCTTCTTCTTGAAGACGCCGGACAGTTTCTCCTGAAGGTAACCGCTCCGGACCGGCACGATCACATCGCCCGGACGCCAGGAATTCGCCGTGGCCGAGATGGCGACCGCCGAGTCCGACACGAACAGCAGGTCCACCAACTCCCAGAGACCTGAATTCCGCCAGATCATCGCCCCGCCATCGTTGTCGAAATCCCGCCATCGGAAGTCCCCGTTCAGTACCGTCTGGCCGACTTCCACGGATTCGCCGATCCGGACGGCATCGGTCCAGATGGGAACATCCCAGACTTCTCCCTGAGCGCCGAAAAGCATGGCGTCGGCCCGTCGGCGTTCATCGGCGGACGCCAGCAGGCATTGGTAATCAAGCGACCGGCGTGGGTTGTCGAGAAGCTCTGCTCGCTGCTCCGTCCCGTCGTCCGACACGATGACGCGCGTATTGAATTCGAGGGCTTCCCGGACCGAACGTTTCCAGTTATGAGCGAACGACCACACTGGCATGTCAGCCTCCCAGTGTGGCTTTGCGGACCGTATTCGGAGCGCCGGTCACGACGTTGATGATCGCGTCCTTGACCGGACGGGACTTCATCAGACGGGCCAGCGTTTTCGGCTCGAACAGAGTCGCGATGAGGAATTCATTTGTTGCGGCGGCGGCGCCGGCCATTCCCATTCCGGCCAGCCCTTGCGGCACGCGAAGCCCGCTATCGTTCATGCCGCGCGGCGTGGCCCGACGCAGCAGATCCTGCATCGAGGGAAAAATGTACCCATCGCTGCCCGGAACGAAAATTTCAGGCCGCCGCTCACCGACAACGACGGCTTCTCCTTTCGATACGTTTCCGCCGAATTCCTTGAGCGGAAGCCCAAGAGAACCCAATCCTTTTCCTCCAAGCGAGCCAGCCCCTCCACCTCCCATGAACCCCATGGCCAGCCCGACCAATTTCTGAACCAGCCACAAGGCGAGCAGTTTCGAGATCATCTGGGAAATCCCACCCAAGACACTTGAAACGAATCCCATGAAAACTTGCCCGGCCGATTGAGAACCGGACATAATTCCTTGGAACAGCCCTTCAAACGCTTGAACGCCCCGCTGTTGCACATCCTGCTGGAGAGACGAAACGCTAAACCGCAAGTCGTCGATGTTGCGCTGAGTACCCTCCACTGCTCGACGGTTGGAGGCATTGTTCAGGCCGGGATTTGTGGCGATCAGTTGGCGCATCGCGGCAAGCTCACGCTCGATTGCGTCAGCGGCCCCCTCGCGCATGGCTTTCTTCCTGGCCTCAACCTCGTATTGCGAAATCGCCAGGCGAAGCGCTTCACGGTCCAGATTTTCTTCGTCCTGTTTGAGCCGGTTCTGGATCTCCGCAATCGCCGCCATCCGCTGGTCAAGCTCAACTTGAGCCAACTTCACGGCCCGCGTTTGTTGGATCGTGTTGAGCTTTGCGCGTTCAGCCGCGTCCAGCGCTTCGACCGCAGCTTGCGCCGCACTTGGATCTTCGCCGTCAACACCCGCCGAGACCTGACCGGACAGCCCCTTCCGAATCTTTTCCAATTCGGCGTCGGCCTGCTTGTTGATAGACATTCGCCGATTCGCGAAGTCATCTCCGGTCAACTCAAGGTACTGTCGCTGAAGTTCCTCAATTTCCTCTTGCTCCTGACGCAGTCCCTCATTGATCTTGCGCTGACTTTCCTCGTTGACATCCGCGCGTTTCTGTTTCGCACGCTCGATTTCCTTTTCGAGTCCCTTGATCCGGTTCGCCGATTCCGTCATCTGCGAAGTCAGCTCACGAAGAGCGTCAATCTGTTTCTTGGAATCTTCTTTTCCCTTGGCCGGGGCGGCTTCAAGTTGAGCCTTCGCCTTTTCAAGTTCCTCGAACTTATCCCTTTCGAGGGACAGCGTTTCGTCCAGTTTGGCAATCTCAACGGCCGCGGACGCATCCCGCAAATTCGCGATCTGCTGATAGTAGGTGGTCGCGGAAATGAGTCGCGCGTTGTATGACGCCTCGACTCCCCGTTGCTCTCGCTCCAAGGCATCAAGAGCATCCCGAGCGGCATCGTCAGCATTCTGCTTCAGGCGGGCAAACTCGGCCTCATTGATCTGTTTCAGCAGTTGGGCTGACTGAAGCAGTTGAGTAATGAAGGTCTCGCTTCCACCGCCGCCACCACCACCGCCCCCAGATGGTTGCTTTTGGGGGTCTTTCACCCCCGGTTTTTGATTTTGACTGAGTCCGGAAATAAAGCCTGCCGCGCTCTGTCCTCCATGGCCTGGCTTCATTTCCAATGGTCTTTGACCAGGTGAGGGTTGCCCCTTCGATTCACCCGCAAGCAGATTGAACTTTTCGAGTTTGGGGATGGCAATGCCCAGCCACCCGATGACCCGATTGATGTTCTCGATGATCAGGTTGGCCGCATCGATGACCCGATTGGCCATGAACATCGCGGCGGTGGCCACGATGTTCTTCACGTTTTGCCAGGCCCCGGCCAAATCGCCGTTCAGCAGATTCACGACCAGCATGAACGCGTTGCTGATGAGGCGTACGGCGAATGCGACGTACTCAGCAGCGTTGGACAACACAAACTGGATGAACTTACCGGCCTGCGCGACCACGGGTTTCAGCAACGAGTCCCAATAGGCGACGATCAGCCGGAGCGCATAAATGATCTTCTCGCTGTTGGCGTTCCAAAACCCGGTGATCTCCGTCAGGGCGATGTCGATATATCCCTTCGCCTGATTCATCACTGCCACGATGACATCGCGCACCCCGGCGAAATTGGTCTTGATCGCCAGATACCACGCGCCCGCGACAACGATGAATTCCGCGAGAATGACCGCGAGTCCGGCAATGACAAGCCCGACGATTTTGATGGTTGCCCCGGCCGCCACCAGCGCCCCGATACTCGTGACCAGGCCTCCCAGCGCCGTGATGATTGCCCCGAAGACCACGACCACCGGGCCAATCGCCGCCAGAATCCCGCTGATGACGACGATGACCGCCTTGATCTGTGGATCGGCGGCCACAAACCAATCGGCAATTCGCTGAAGTATCGGCATGACCGTACCAGTCAGGAACGTCAGCACTGGTTGCAGCACCGGCGCGAGTCCCTGGCCGATTTTGATGAAGACAACCTCAATGCCATTGGCGAGCGTTTGGAATTGCGCCATGACTCCGGAACCGAGAACTTTTGCCACGGTGCTCGTTGCGCCGCCGGCGTTCTGCATGGTTCCGGTCATTTCCCGAAGGGACGCACTGCCTTTGCTCAGTAACGTGACCATCCCGTTTCCGGCTTCCTGACCGAAAATTTTCATCACGTCGGCGGTTGTCGCGCCGGATTGTTCGAGCTGAAGAATGATTTGATTCAACGGGAGTAATTTCCCGGACGAATCATTGGCCGTGATTCCCAGCCTCTGAATCGTTTTTTCGGCTTCCTTGCTCGGGTCAATCAGGGCGGCCAGCGATCCGCGAAGAACCGTCCCCGCAGTCTCGCCTTTGATACCGGAATTACCGAGGATGACGGCGGCGGCGGCCATTTCTTCGAGGCTTTGACCGGCTGTCTTTGCCAACGGTCCGGCATACTTGAAGGTATAGCCGAGCTGCTCAACGCTGATTGAGGATGAGTCGGCCGCTTTCACCAGGATGTCCGCGATTTTGCCGACATCCTTGGCCTCGTACCCGAACTGGTTCATCGTGTCGGTCGCGATTTCAGCGGCCCGACCCATTTCCAGTTCGCCGGCCACAGCCAGGTTGAGAACATCCGGCAAGGCTTGCAGCACCTGCTTCACGTTCAAGCCGGCGGCGGCCAGGTCGGTCTGGCCCTCGGCAACTTCCTTTGCTCCGAATTTTGACTTCGACCCGAGTTCGAGGGCCTGAGCTTCAAGCGCCTTCATCTCCTGACGAGTCGCCCCGGACTTCGCCCGGACCTTCAGCATTGCCGCCTCGAACTCGGATGAGAATTTACCCGCGGCCGCGCTGAGGCCGACAATCGGGACAGTAAGAAACGCCGCTACCATCGTCCCGGCGTTCTCCAGTGCGCGTCCCACCGACTCGATCCCCTGACCGACATCCTGAAGATTGACCTGGCCGGCGGCGTTCGAGGCATCCACGAAAGCGGCCTGCTCGTTCCGCAGCACTTCCACCAGCTTCTGCTGCTGCGCCGCGAGCGAACCGGCCTGCTTCTCGGCGTCCGCCATGGCCTTCGACTGCTCGACCAGCGCTTTTTCGGTCCGTTCGATTTCCTCCTTCAACGTGGCGGCTTCCTGCCGCAACTTGTCGTACGCCTCGCCTCTCGGGGTGTCCTTCAGCTTGTCGATGACACCGGTCTGAGCGGTACGAAGCCGTTCAAGCGCCTGCTGAAGCTCCTGTGATTTTTGCGAGTTGGCTGCGTATTCGGCCTCTGCCTTATTCAGTTGGCTCGCGACCTCGCGTACCGCCTCCATCAGACGTTCGTACTTCAGAGCCGTGGTCGCTGACGTGTCCCCCGCCGCGCGAACGCCCTGATTGACCGCCTGAAACGCGCCGACCAACGTCCCGGCCACCGCCCGCAGTCGTTCGAAATCTCCTCTCAACTCGCGAGAATCTTCCGCCGACCCGGACAGCCCTTTTTGCACCGCCGTCAGTTGCGACGATGCCGTCTGGATGCCCTGGGTCAGGACGGAGATGAGAAGTTCGAATTTCTGCTGCTCGGTCGCCATCGGAATTACTCGCTATCCAGTGTCGGCGTACTCGGCCCGACGACGAGTTGCGATTCCCCTCCGACCGGGACGGTCGGGGGAATCGGCTGTGAAGGGGTGACCTGTGACGCCTCCAGAAACTTCTGCGCGCGGACCCGTTCACCCTCGATAAAGAGGCGTTCGGCGAGACTGCGCCGACCTTCGGAAGCCAGTTCGACCAGTGCGAAAAACGCATCGGGAGCAACCGGAATCATCGCGCCCTCCGTTCCGAATTGCGGATTTTGAGACTCGGGACGATTGCCGCCTCAAGCTGGGGCGCAATCTGCGCGTAGGTCTCGGCCACTGCTCGGAATTCCTGGGCGGTCAGCCCGGCGTGTCCAGTGCCGGCGATCTGCTCGTCCGTCAGATTGGCGAGGATTTGGAGCTTCGACTCGGCAAAAAAGAACGCCTGCGCTCGCAAAAGCGCGTCAACGAAATCCGCCGCAACGGCCCGCGCTTCCGTCAGGTGGTCAGAGATTTGTGCGTTTGTGGGCATAGGTGTCCTCCTCCTATTGTGCAAATCCAAAATTTATTGCGAGCGTCCGGAGCGAGTTGGCGAGTGCCTGCGTAGTAGCCGCGTCGGTCGCAGCCGCCGGGAGTGTTTGGCGGGCAGCGGGATTGGCCCCTAATACGGCGAATAGCGGCTGTGTCCCGTCCGTACCCCAACGGAAACACGACCTGCGCCGATTCGTGGCCGCGGCGTCCCCGACGAATGCATGCCCCTCGGCGCGGGCCGTTGCGTCCGTTGAGTCAACCCAGGCGTATTCGGTCCCGCCCATTACTCGCTCCTGAACCGACGTGATTGACGTAATCCAGCTACGAGCAATTTTCCCGGTTTGGGCCGATAGATCCCCGGTCCCAAACGTTGTGCCACTGTTTGAGAACACGAATACAGCGGTATGATTCAGCACGATTCCGCTATTGTTGCGACCGCCGAAAACGTACTGCTCCGTCCCGGCTGCGCCACTAGAAAGACCAATGACAATATTCCCTCTTCCGTTCGCCGAGCTGTACGGGCCAATAACAATATGTTCTCCAGTTCCAAAACCATTTATTGAAATTCCGTGGCCCACGCACACTGACGCGCCACCGGACGCCCCGATTGAGACTGAGTGCCCGATGGCTGTACTGACGAGCGCTGAGGCGTGAATTGTCGCGTTGTACCCAACTGCGACCGCGTAGTTGTTTTGGGGGGTGCCCGTGCCCACCCAGACCCCTTTGTCGGCGTCAACCGTAAGACGCCCGAGCTTGATTGCGTCAGCCCCGGCCATCAGCCCCGCGTTGCCGCCGCCAGCGGCGGGAATCGTGAACCCGGTTCCCAGCGAGTTGGTCACAACATAGTTCGACGCCGACGGCGTCCCGGTGAGATTCGCGGCAATCGTCACCGCGCCGGTCTGGCCGTTGACACTGACGACTGGGGCGGCCGGATACGGCCACAGCAGCCAAGAGGAGAGTTGGGTCGGGTCATCGGCGATCAGGATATAGACCGCGCCGGCGTCCAAGCGAGTGCAGAAATCTCCCCGCTGTCCGACCAACGCGAGCATCGCCGCCTGGTTGGCCACCGTTCCCAGCCATTCTGAAATTGCGATTGCGGGTATCTGGCTCGCGAGAATCTTGCCCCCTCCGTCCAAATCCGCTTTCAAGTCGAGCGCGATGGACAAACCGGTCACATCTGAGATTGCGTGGGTGTGGGCCGCCGGCGCGAACGTTGACGGTTTTCCGGTGACGCCCGTCCACGGGACGGACGCGGCGGCGGTCACGACACCGTCTTCGTCCGGGTCGTACACCGATTTCTGCATGTCGCCACTGCCCAACCCACCCACGGCGCTGGCAACACCGGTCAGTGGATTGACGACGATGGTCGTTCCATCAACCTTGATGTGCCCAAGAACCGAAGTACTGGCGATGACCGCGGCGTGGGTATTGACGAGGTTCTGGCACAGGGTCGCCGTCCCGGTCGTGTTCGGCTCGGCGGTCAGGCCCAGGCAAGTGGACAGTTCGATGGGGGTGTCGCCGGCGGGCAGTTCGAAAAGGCGCGTCCAGCCGTCCGGGAAAGTGACCTGCCATTTGCAGGACTCAATGGAAAGCGAAGTGGGGAACAGATCCACTTCAAAATTGCCGGTCAGATCGGTTTCGGCTTCCACGGTGGATTCCAGATATTGCGCGGCGGCGTCGTACGCCCCTTTGCGCTTCAGGTTGAACAGGAGCTTCGCGCCGGCAACCGGAACTCCGCCGCCCGTCCGAATCGTGCCGATAACTTGCCGCGTGGCCATTTCGAACTCCTCGAAAAAAAACGGGCGCGACGACCGCGCCCCGAAGCGAGTGAATCAATCCCGCAATTCTTCGAGCGCTTCCTCGATCACCTCGCTCGTGCCCTGCGCGCCGAGCATCACCGCCTGGATCATCCAGGCCTGCATCCGTTTGTCTCTCCGGATCGCGGCGGCGCTGAACACTCGAATCTGCCGGAGCGTGTAGTGATGGATGTCCGTCAATTCGTGGTTGTGGTCCATCAGGAGGGTGATTGCGTCGGACCAGCCCCAATCCCCGGTAAAGAGAACGTCACCCCCAGGTCCTCGAACATCTTCGGGAGGTCCTGGAGCAAAAAATCCTTGTTCACCTCCCAGATTTCCCGGATGAGGGTGATCTCGTCCCTCGCTCTCAATGTGGGGGCCGCGCTCCCGACCGACATCAGGAACAGCAAGTCCTTGATCTCGGGATTCATGGCAATCCCCAGAATCAGCGCTTCCTTGCTGGCGGTGAAATTGACCGATTTGCGGACCGCCAGATTGATCAGATTGAAATAGTCCGTCAGGGACAGCTCCGAAATGGTGAAGGTTTGGCCGGCGATGACGACATCCTTCTTGATGGGAAAGATGTCGTCCTCGATGGCGCGTCCGATGACCGTTGATTCGTCCTGCATGGTTGTGTCTCCCCTTCAGTGTGGCCTGATACCGCTCAAATTCATTGGTAGCGGATCTTCATGTAAGGACCGCTTTCCAGCTCGGCGGCGCGTTCGAGGTCTTCCAGGAGCATGCCCTTGGTTTTGAAGCTGACCTTATCGCCAAGCAGAGTGAATTCGCTCGGACGCTGGAGTTTCACCCGGTAGATGTCCACCGTGCAGGGCTTGCGCTGGTTGGCAAGGTTGATCAAGTCGCCGACGATGTAGATTTCCGGGGATTCCTCCGCCATCAGGGTGATGATCTTCTCGGCGCCGTAGCTGTACGCACACTTGATGGGCTGCGTCAGTCCCGTCACCGAAAGGATTTCCATCGTTCCATTTTTGGCGTTGCGGATTTTGAAGTGCGTCCCTTCGGTCAAATCCGTGGGCGTCGGTGTCGCTGAGTCCTTCGCGGCGAAACTTGTCACGTTCCCGCGGCGGAGCTTCAGGATATCGCCGGCAACGAGTCCGGTCGGCAGGGTGTCCGGCGAACCGGTCGTGAACGATCCGGAAGAAATGTCAATGACATCCCCGCCGTAGAGGAACGCGAGGGTCGCCGCCTCCATCTGGTCGACCTCGAGCTCAACGGAGTTTTTCTCCGCCGTCTTATAGTAGTTGTCCATCCGGTTGTCCCCGGACGTGCTTTCCATGTGTTCTTCGAACGTCTCTTCCGACATCATTTTCAGATTCGGAGCGTTGCCGAAGAACTTCATCGGCTTCATCGCGAAGGGATCGGGGCGCGGGAAATAGAGAAGTTCGCCTCGGAAGTGACCGTATCGTTTCGCCATGGCGTTTTGCCTTTCGTTTAATCAAGATCAAGTTCGAGTCCGACGACCAGCAACCCCTTGCTGAAGTGAACGACCACCCCGGCCGGGTCGTACTGGTCGGTTTCAAACGTGATGCCGCGGTGCTCGGCTACCACTTCCGGGATTCCCAGGTCCGGGGTCTTCAACAGCAGGTTCTTGATCGCCTCGCGTTCCGCCGCGAATTGGTCCTCGCTGTTGTCGTCTTCCGTCCCCGCGTACCACTCCATCCATCCTTCGACCCGGTACATCAGGTCGCCTTCCTGCCGGTCCGGAATCGCGAGTCCGCTATCCGTGTCCAGGTCATCCTTGACCTGGGTGATGCACCAGGCATGGACGCGGTCTTCGTCATCCTGCGACCGCAGCAGGTCAATCCATTTCCGCTCGTGTCCCGGCAACCACCGATGCGAGACCACCGCTCGCGGAGCAACCCGGCGAATCAGCTTGGCTACTGCTTTCCGGATTTTTCGGTCCCGTGAGTCCTGACTCATAACGCTCTGCCGACCTTCTCAAGAATGGGGCGTACCCGATTCAGGATCGGCTCAACGATGGGCCGATTCAGTCCCGCCGGATCATCGAGGTAGGCGGCGTAGTAGGCCATTCGCAACCGCCCGCTCATCCCGCCGGCGTCAATCGCGCCGCGCATCGAGGCGGCCAGATTCCCGTAGTCCGTCGCCGGCGACTCGCCTTTGGCAGACGCCCGGTGAATCCGCGCCCGTGTCCGTCGCTGTCCTCGACGACGACCGCCGCCGCGTCGATACTCTCGCCCGGTCCGCTCGCCGGTCAGCAATTGCTTCCCGGTCGCCTCCGCCGTCAATACCGCTTCTCGGACGGCAGCCGTTACCGCCACCTTCGTCGCCTCGATGCGGTTGATGATCCGGGCGAGTTCCATGCTCATTCGGCTTCGGCCTTTTTACCGGCGCCAACCTTCAATGGCTTCACCGGTTCTTCCTTGGGCGTTTCTTCGACGATGGCCGGTTCGACCTTCGGGGTCTGTACCTCGATGACCGCAGCCGGAGTCGCCGGCGACTCGGACGGGGTGTCCTCGACCGCCGTGAAACGCGGGTCACTGGCAGCTTTTTCGGCGGCTCGTCCGGACATCGTGAACACTTCGCCAAACTCGTTTTTGAACTTCTTCATGTCGTCCCTCGCGTCTGTTGAAATCTGATCTTCACCCGCCACAGCCTGGCATCGTTGGCGGGTTCGATGCGTTCTTCGAAAACCCACGTTTTGCCGTCGAACCTGATATGGCTGGCCTGTTTCAGGATCGCGTCCGTCAGGTCGCCTTGTTCCGTGACGAACAGGGTCCGGACTCCCGGCTCCTTGTCTTCCAGCACGAAAGACGCCCCATCGGTCACCGTCAGCAAGTCTTCGAAACCAAGCGTCGGGTCGTAGCGCTGGAACACGATGACCGACTGGGCCTCGCCGCCGACTTTCTCCCGGACCTTCCGCAGCGCTTTGTCGATGCCCGACGCGAATCCCATCGCCGTTGCCTCGTTCGTTTCAGGAAAGGGGTGATTCGGAAGCACCGGTCACCCCTCCCCCTCTCGTGGGCGGGGAGCGCTCGATCCGGACCAAGTCCGCTTCTGCCTCCCCTCAAGGATGCCTTCAAAAACCCGTCCATTCGGGCAGCACCATTTCGGCGTAGCCGACCGGGCTGTTTGTCGGGTCGTAGACCTGACGACCCACCCACGCGGCGCTGGCCTGCCGATACTGCTCAATCAATGCCAGCAACCCCTTGTGTTGCTGACTCAAGTCCACCGTCAATTCTCCGACCTTCACGTCGAAGTCCTGCGCCACCCTCGCGAGCAATACCTTCAGGGCCTCGACCGCCGCGCCGTAGACGTTGTGAACCAATCCCGTGGCGAAAACGGCCTCGTGGTCCGTCGCGAACTCCCACTGCCCCAGCCAGAGGTCTGATGTGCTGGGGGTGATTGCCGCGTAGTCCTCGTCCTTGAACGTGACACCCGACTCCCACACCCCGCACCGCGCCCGCCATTTCCTGCGCCGGTCTGAGGAATCGCCGGCCTGTCGTTCGAGGACTACCTCGATGGGCGCTTGCGTCACCGTTGCCCGCGTGTCGTCCAGGAAATCCTGAAGCTGCAATTCGCTGAATTCGACACCATCGGGATCGTTCAACAACTGCCTGAGCTTCGCTCGGAGATCGCTGGTTGAAGCGCGTACCGGCATCGGCTTTCTCCCTTACGGACGGCCCGGAACGATCTCGGCCGCGTAGGTCACCGTCGCGTCCGTCCCGCTGATGGTGGACAATGCGAGCCGGAGATAGCGCTTGGAGGTTTCGACACTCAAAAACTCCACGCCTTTTTTCGCCGTCGTCGTCAGCGCCAGGGTGAGTTCGCGCGAGACCGGCTCGAAGGTATTGCCGTCGTCCGATCCCTGAACCACCCACTTCGCGGTCCCGGTCGAGGCGCTCACGGAGGCCGCGCTGTAGCGCAACCGAACCTGAAATCCACGCCGGGGCGTTCCCGTCTTGAGGTCGAGGTTGCTGCCATTCAGCGTCGCGGTGCGCGTCACCGCTTCTTGCAAAATTGAGAGGGCGTCAGCCGGCATGGGCGTGTTCCTTTCGGTTGAGGTCGGCCCGAAGGCCGACCCGATTATTCGAGAGCGATTGCCGCGTTGGCGGTCATAACGGCTTCCCGCACCTTGCGGACCGCGGCGGTCTTGTCCGCCGAATCCGGGCAGTTGTCGTTGATCGCGTGGGCGAAGGCCTTGGCGGCTTCGCGGAGCTTCCCGTACCGCTCGGGCTGATCGCCCTTCGGCGGGTGGTAGGTGAAAAATCGGTCGAGTTCTTCGGTTTTCATGGTGTCTCCCGTTTCGCTGGTTTGCCTTGATTGGATTGGTCGCGCCTTATGCGAGGCGAACCCCGTGCAGTCGGGCCATGCAGCAGTTCGTCGCGGGATACAAACCGCCCACCCAATCGACGTTGGTCCGGTAGACGTGCCCACCCTCAAGCAGACCCAAGTCCTTGCCCATCATCGGTTCGTACTGCCAGCCGCCGAGGTATTCCTCGCCGTACCGCACCGCGTAGATGCTGGTATGGGTGCTGTTGCCGGGGTCCGTACCGTCCGCCGCCTCGGTGATGGGGATGATCTTGGTCGCCTGGTCGGCCTTGTAGCCGATGTCTCGAATGACGGCGTTCTTGTAACGGGTGATGGACCGGTCAAGCTGGTCCTGTCCCTGAGAAAATCCACCGTTCCCGGCAAACTCCTTCGCCGCCGAATCCCACCGCCGCTGCATCGTGTCGTTGAGGTAGATCACCACACCCGTCCCATCCGGCGAGGAAACGGACCAGAGCAACTGGTCGATCAGTTCCAGGAACTGCGCGAATGTCTTCGCCGTACGGTTGGCGAGCCTCAGATCGACCGCCCCGCCGGCGATCTTGTTCTCGGACCGGACGCCATACTTCTTACCGTCGTCGATTCGGGCCTTGAGGCCCACCAGCGAATCGACATTGCCGTCAACGTGGTTGTTGTTGATGAACTTGTCGTTCATGTCGTAGGCGACCGACTTGAGGTACGCCGACAACTGCACCGCGCGCGGATCAGCAATCTGGTTTTCGTCCTCGACGAGCGCCTTGTCCACGTCGATATTGTTGCGAATCAGGTACGCACTTTCCTGAAAGGGCGTCGGCGTTCCGCTGGTGGTCGGGCCGGGCGTGTTGAGCTTCACCCAGTCCACGGTCGGCAGATTGCCCTCGAACCGCGTCCCGTTCGCGATGAGGGTCTTCTTGTTCTTGAACGGGATGTCCTGCATGACCGACCCGTTCTCAATCAGCGAAAAAACAATCGCCTGAATGAGCGGGTCGTTGGACATCAGCAGGTATTGCGTGAGCGTCAAAGCGGCCATGGCGGGCATCTCCTGTGGTGAGTGTCAGAGCCTTTCGGCTTACTTCCCGAACACCCCCGACAGCCGGGTCGGGTTCTTCGGGTCGAACTTCTTTTCCTTGTCCTTGTCGTCTTCCTTGCGGGCCGGATTTCCCGCCGGCGTCGTTACGCCAGCCGGCTTCAACATCGGGTACTGCTGGAGCAACGCCTGCAATCCCGCCTCGATGCCGTCGTCCTTCACGGTGTCCGGCAAGAGTTTCACCGCCAGTTCCGGGACAATCCCCAGCTTGCTCGCCGCCACGGCGACCTTCCCGGCGCGCGCTTCGGCCTGAGCCTCGCGAAGCTGTTTTTGCAGCCGTTCCGTTTCGCCCAGCTTCGCGTCTTCCTCTTCCTTCTGCTTCTTTTCGAACTCGGCAATCCGTTTCTGGGCCGCTTCGAGCTGTTTCTTCACGTCGTCATTTCCCCCGTCCGTCGCCGGTTGCGTTGGGGCAGCCGGCGCGGCTGGAGGAGTCGCCGCGCTCGCGGGCGCGGGAGACGGTGCCGCCGGAGGTGCGGACGGCTCCTGCGAAGGTGAGGGTTGCCCGTTGGTGGGCGTCGGATTGGCCGTTGGCGTGGACATGGTGTGTCGTCTCCCCGAAAAATGTCTGGGGCGACACTACCGAGGGGGGTGCGAGCGCAACACGTCAAAACCCACGAAACGCACAAACTGCACGATCTGCACGATCACGCAAAAACGAAACCGCCCGCCGGATTCCTCCAGCGGGCGGTCAAAATGGGTGTCCTGTCTCTATTGTCAGGATCGTCGCGGGGAGACTGGCTTGGCGAGCAGATCAGCTAAAACTTCTTCGTAGGTCATCCCGGCCAAACGTTCGAGTTCAGATTTTACGCCAGGCGAAACGGAAGGATTTTCACCGACTTCGGCACGCTCATCCAGACGGTAGCTGCCATCAGGCTGCACGGAATTCAATGGGTCAAAACGGTTTTCGCTCATAATAAAATTTCGGCCCCCCCTTTTTCATATCGAGGTGTTTTTTAAAATCCGTCCATATCTGATGCATGCTCCGTCCCTGTGCTACTTTCAGCAGGGTGATCAAGTGGCCACCATAATCTTCGGCGATCCAGTTCCAAGTATCTTCACCCGGCTCAACGCTCATAGTGTAGCGTACTGGTTCACCGTCCTCAATCGCCACCACAACCATCTCTTTGACTTCGTGTTTGATGGCAAAGGAGAAATCATCCAATGAAAAACTGCCTCCCGTTTCAGGATGATTATGGACGACGGATCGTTGGCGAAAAATGCTTTCTTCTTCCTTTGCTATATGTATTGAAAACTCATTGCCCCGTTTCCGACCGACCAACGCCCCACTCTCATCAATAGCAGCAACAACTTCCTGATCCAGTTCGAGGATATTCGACTCGAAAACCTCCCTGGGCGTTCTGAATGTCTGCTTTCCGCCTCGCAGATAGAATCGAGCCTTCTCGTCCCCGAGAATATCCGTCAACGCCCTCGGGCCGACCTGCGGACCATAACCCTTGCCATTGTCCCGGTAGCCGACGAACTGATCGAAATCAGTTATTTCCCCGTCACGATACGCCTGTAACGCCGCGGGACCGAGAATAACGGTCTGCTGTTCCTCGGTCAGCTTGGTGAATCGATTGTCCAGAGAAATTACCGCAGGAATATTTTTGGGATCATCTTCAAGGATGGGGATCGGCACGCACCGGCAGTTCGGATGCGCTCGCTGCGGCTCCTGAATCTCGAACACCTTCCCGTCGAGCGCCCAGCAGGCCGGACAGGTGCGACTGGTCCCCGCCGCTACCCAACGCCACATCTTCACGCCCATGGAACGATAGCCTTCAAGGGACGCCTCGCGCGCGCTCATCATTACGGACGAGTGGGCGGCCAGCTCGATACGCCGGGCGATGGCCGGGTCGGCCAGCCGGTTGCGTTCGTTGCCGTCCACCTTCGCCCTGATGCGGGTCACGATCCGGCGCGGCGGCTCACCGAGGGCGAGGCCCTCCTCGATGGCGGACTGCACATCCCGGTCAGCCTGTAGCTTCAGGTCGCCGGCCAGCCGACGAAAAGAGGATTCGAGCGGAGAACCGTCACCGGTCAGCCCCACAAACGCCTGGAGTTGGTCATCCGCGAAACGTCCGGTGGTCAGACTGAACGTGGAGGCCCGGTTGCCGAGGGGCGTGACGAGCTTCGCCGCACGGAGGCTTTCGCGGACGTAGGTTCCGGCCTTCTTCACGACTTCCAGTTGACGGGCTTGAGTCTGATCTGCGGCTTCGAGGGCGAGTGTCGTAATCGTCTCCGCCAGGTCCGCTTTGAACCTAGTCAGCCGCTGGATCTCATCGTTCCACGAAATCCGAGGGTCCTGGCCGCCGGCGACCGCGTCCGCCACACGATTGGCGAGTTCGTTGAGCCGTTCCGTCAACGTCTCCCAGGCTGAGTGGTACGCCTCAAGAAGTCGCATCCGCTCGCGCTCGCGGCCCTTGAGCAGGTCGCGCTGGAAATCGCGTGCAGTGGAGAACAGGTCGGACACGTTTATTTGCCCTGAGACGCGCCGGACGACACGTTGGGCGTTCCGCGCGTAAAAATAATTTGAGAACGATTTAGGCGCGATTGCCGGGTGGTTCAGAACCGATCCACGAGCCAGTCGAGGCTGCGCTGGATCAGTACCGCGACCGGAACGTCGCCGATCATCCGCTCCGCGTGTGATTTCGCGATTCGGAGACGGTCGTTCTCCTCACGGAGTCGTTCGTTCTCATCTCGCAACCCTTGGTTTTGGTCTCGGAGTTCAGCGAGATGTCTTTTTTGCACCTCAATCAAGTCGTCGCGTTCGTCGTTCATTGGAAATTCGCATTCTGCGCGAGCGTCTCCCGCGCGGCCGCGTCTTCAAGCGCTTTCTTTTCTTCTTCCTTCACCGGGTCGTAGCCAAGTTCCGAAAGCAGTGTCGCCCGTGAGACGCCGAGATTTGCCTTGATGGTCGCCGCCGACATCTGCTCGGCGACATTGCGCGGGACGATCTCGCCCCAGTGCAATTCCACTTTCGCGCCGGTGATACCGCCGATTTCGAGCAGGCCGTCCACCAGATGCCTGACCAGTCTTCCGTAAGTCCGGCGCTTCCGCTCGGTGCGACGAATCACCGGGCCGTACAGAATCTGAAGCGCGACACCGGAAAGCTGGCCGACGTTCTCCAACTTGCCCGTGACGATCTCCGGGATCTCCGTCAGTGCGAACAGTTCCTCGCGCAGCTTCGCCCGCCGCTCCTCGCCGTAGCGCAGTCCTTCGGCGTTCGTTTCGAGGTTTTCGATTTCGCCGTCACCGACGAAAGCGACCCCTCCGATCCCGATTTTCAGATCCTGCACGGCCATTTTCTTCGCAATCGTTTTCGGCCAGGCGTGGATGCGCGTCGCCCTCACCAGCATGCTGTCCAGCCGGTGGAGCGCCTTGATCAGCTTCAGGACTTGCGGGCTGAGGTCCGCTCGGCCGTAGAAGGCATTTGGCATGATCAGGTTCTGGGCCTGCATCACCGGACAGAACGAATAGTTCCAGGTCAACGGATCGCCTTCCTCAACGCGTTTGCCTTTCGGGTCGATCCCAACCCGTTGAATCGACCACCCGCCACCGTCCAGCCGTTCGTATCGCTCCTGAACGATTTTCACATCTCCGGCGGCCACAGTTTCAAGCTCGAAGGTGTGAGCGTAGGCCCTTGGCTTCGAGAAATCCTCCGCCGGGAATTCAGCGGCCCAGTTGAGAGGGTCGCCAACCTGCACCCGAGGCTTTCCGTCCTCCAGCACGATGCGCGCCCAGGCGTGGCCGAACACCCCGCCGTTTACCGCCAACTGAAACAAATCGACCCCTCGCTGCTCCTCCGGCCAGACCTCGGCCAGGAACGCATCCGCCCGCGCGTTGCCCGTGGAGATTTTCAGGTCGTCGCCGAACAGGTATTCAGCGCCCTTGTCCACGATCAACTCGGCGAAGCCCGCCTGGACGTTGTCGTCAGGCTCGTCCTTTTTGATCTTGAGCGGCGGTGGAAGTTCACCATTGTACGCACGCCAGGCTTCGCGTCCCTCAATCGAACGACGGGACTCCTCGAAGGTGCCGCCCCAAAACGTCGAGCCGGTGAGGTTCGAGGGCTGCCACATTGACCGGATCGACTGAAACCATTCCGTCAGGCCCATTGCCCATCCCCCTTTGAATACAGATCCTCGCCGTGTTCCACATTGCCCAGCCAGACCACCGACAGCGATTGCACTGCCAACGATACGGCGTCAACGAAGTCGTCGTGCTTTGCTTTCGGGAACGCGCAGACCTCGGACAGGAACTCATCCAGGAACGGATTCCGGACAACCGCGACCTTGCCGCTTTCGGCCCGCGTCGCCCAGGGCAACGCCCGTGACCGCTTGTCCTTGTCCACGCGCACCCCTTTGAAACCGATGCCCACCAGTTCGGGTTTTCGAAGGAGTTGCTGCACGGCGGCCAGTCCGTGCAGAGCCTCTTCAATGCAATGGAGGGACTGCCGCTCCAACAACATCGTTTCCCGGATGCGCTTCTCGATGTCCGGCCATTCCTTCCGCGCCCGCCAGTAGTCCCGGATGTACAGCGTCCCATCGTCGCCGACCGCGCAGGCCGCCGACGCGGTGAAGTCCGCCGTCTGCTTCGTCGAAGTAGCCAGATCGTACCCGCGCACCCACCGCAGATTGGCCGGCACATCCGCCGGGTCGAGAATCCGGAACCATTCTTTCTGAAACAGACCACCCGAACGAGAAACCGGCTGCCCTTGATACAACGCCGAAAACGCATATTCGCCCTGCCGCTTTTTGATGCGCTCCAACGCCTTCTCGTCGTACCGCTGGGGACATAACGCCTCCCCCGGTCTGCGCCCAAGTGGGTCATCTTCTTCGGCCAAGGCTGGGAGATTGATGACGGTCCATTTCTCGCCGTCTTCATGGGTCATCTCCGAAATGAGGCGCCCTGTCAGATCATCCTCATGCCAACGAGTGTGGATGACCACAACCGCCCCGCCCGGCTCAAGCCGCGTGTACACGTCCTCGTTGAACCATTCCCCAACCGTGTCGCGTGTGACTTGGGAATCAGCCGTTTTTCTTCCCTTGTATGGATCGTCGATGATGATCAGGTCCGCGCCCGTCCCCGTGACACCCGCTCCCACGCCCGCCGCCCGGATTCCGCCTTCGGCCTTCGTTTCCCATTCCTCGACCGCCTTGCGTTCGGCGTTCATCGCGACTCTGGGCTTGACGATCCGCTTGATTTTTCTTGAAAACTTGTTGGCCAGAAACTGCGAATACGACCCGATAATGATTCGAGTCGCGGGGTCCTTTTCGAGTCGCCAGGCTGCGTATCGCACCGTCACCAATTCGGATTTACCATGGCGTGGTGGAACGGAAAGGATAAGGCGCTTGATTTTGCCGGTGGTTACGTCGTCCAGAGCCTTGCAGATATAGGCGAGATGCTTGAACCGCCAGTTGTATGCGGGCGTGACTTCCTCCAACCAGTCCGGACTGAATTTTTTGACGGTCGCGCCCAGCGAAATGCCGAATTGCGCGCACACCCGTTCGCGCGTCGCCTTGAGTCGCTCAAGTGGGTCGGAATTCGTTCTTTTCGCCATAGAGCTTCCTGGCCCCGTCGATCACGTCGTCATACACATTGTTAAGTTCACGGACGAGACGCTTGCCGCGTTCGCCCGGCAGCGATCCGGCGATTCCCATCAATCGGTCCATCATCGTGCAGAACGCCTCGAAGTTATCCTTGCCCGCGTCCAGCCTCGCCAGCGCGTCCGTCGTCAACTGGCAATAGGCCCGGTGCTGCCAAATCAGGTCCGTGTCCGTTGAACCATGCGCGTCGATGGCATCCTTGATGACGCCCCGGACTTCCTCGACTTCGAGCAGCAGCTTCTCCGCGCTCGACGTGCCGGCGACCTTCGAGGCCGCGAGCAGCTTTCGCTCCAGCGCCGACTTCCAGCCGTACTTGTCCGGCCAGCCCTCTCGCGTCCCGCGCGTAACGAGGTTGTCCTTCGACCAGCCGGAATAGACGCGCCGCATCTCCGTCTCGATCCGGTCGTAATGCTGACCGTTGAAGCGCAGATACAGCTCGAAGCACATCTCCACGGCTGCATGGTCGTATTTTCGCGGCATGGGTTTACCCAGACGACGTGTCTTCTCCGCGTCGCGAACGACGCCACGCCCGACGCAGTATCCAGATGGTGCTGATCGCCGCGCCGATGAACGTCAGCAAAGACGCCCCAAGTCGGAACGCGGCGCTCAGGTGATCGATCAACGCCCAGTCCAGAGCGAATACCGTTCCGAACGCAAACCAGCCGGTTGCCATGAGTTTCACTTCCGGAACCATATCCCGCTCAAGGAGCGCGGCGATAAAGGGTTTCATTTCAGGTCTCCACCGGCGTGAACGCCACAATCCGGAACGCCGAAAATGGTGAAATCACTCGTTGTCGTCGATAGACGCCGTTACCGTTCGACTGACTGCCACGCACACCGCTCGACGTGTTGGCCTCAATGGTCGAGCCGGACCGCCTCTCCCATGCGGTGACATATCCGACGTGGCCGCCGCGTTCACGCACCCAGACGACGATGTCGCCCGGCTTGGGTTTGTATCGTCCCAGCAGCACGTCTTGAGCCGACTGCGAATTCGGACGAATCCACGACCGTGCCCAGGCGGTCCGCAGTCGGGGCGACCTGACCCTGCCCTGGTCGTTACACCAGGAGATGAAACTGGAACAGTAGTTCGACCCGACCGGCACGCCGCAGAACCGATTCCAGGTGTCGATCTCCGGTCCGCGATTGCGTTGCCGCTCAACCGTCCCGACGTATCCGGCCGCGACCGTCAGATGGCGCGGCGCTCCGGCTTTGACCGCCCGCGGCTTGGGGGCCGGAACGACCGCCGGAGGGCAGTCGCACGGACACGGATTGGCCTGGGCCGCGTCAACGACCAGCGGCAAAGCCACCGTGAATGACCACAGCAAGAGCAAGAAAAAACACTGATACCGCAACAGGGTTTTCTGAAATTTTTTCATACAGGTCCCACTCCGGAGCGCACACATAGTCGTAGAGCTGAAGGATGGTCAGAGCCAGACCAACCCCGGCCAACATGAACGCGAACGCCGAAATCTCGATGAAGGACGTGAGCGTGTACGCCACGCTCGCCGCGCCAAGCAGGTCGAGCAACACGGTAAACAACACGCGCCGCCGCCGCCGAGCAGCTTTCGCCAGGACCGGCGTCGCCGATTCATTCGGGTTGGGGAACTGCTCGCGCAGTTCGGAAATCAGTTCGGAAACATTGGCGACCGTTTCAGCCGTCGCGCTCACCGCCGGAACGGCGGCTTTGATTGCGGAGACCGCTTGTTCGAGTTGCGTGATTCGCTCGACGAGTGAAAGCTGATTTCCCATGCTGTTGCCTCCCGTACTTGACGAGCGGTGTTATGATGGGACTCGCGAAACAACTCACCCGCAAAACGCACGATTTGCACAACCTGCACGATCTGCACGATGGACACATTCCAGGCAAACCGCTCCCGACGCTCACGCCGCCATGCAGCAACTGAGACTGCCACTCCAGATTGAGCCGTTGATGAGTCTGGCCGAGATTGAGCGCCTGCTTGTGAAAACCCGCGCCATCTCACCGGTCCCGTGTCGGCACACCCTGATCGCCTATTGCGAGGACGGCACGCTCGATGGTCGGCAACTCGGCCGCAAGCGGACCTGGTACGTCACGGAAAAAAGTGTCGTGAGTTGGCTGGTCTATCTCCAGACCGGGAAATGGCCCGAAGGCATCAAGCTGATCACCGCCGCCTGAAGCACTGAAGCCCGCCAACTTGGCGGGCTTCGTCGTTTTTAGGAAATCCTGGAGTCGGATTTCCGGGGCTTCACTTTTTGCTTTCATCTACTGGCGGTTTTTCCTTGGGTGTTTCTTCCTGAACGGCTTTTTTCTCAAGATGGTCGAACCAGTCCTTAAGATTCAAACGGACGTGATACCAACAGGACAAGACGAGGAACAGCGTCCCAAACCCCAAACTGATTCCACCGAAAGCGAACCATCTCACTTTCCAGAGGCCAAACGTGATCTGGTAAATCGAAGTGAACAGACTTGAAAAAATTGTCCAGACCAAGAGGCTTCCCAGTCTGGCCAACGGACCATAGTAGCTGACGTTGAAGTGAAGCCTGACTGACTTCACATGCGCGATGTAATCCTTATCCTCAAAAATGGCCTTCAGCTCCCGCAGGAGAAGGGTTTGAGTTGAAAGGATGAACCCAGCGATTGTCAAAAACCCGGAAAACAAAGGAGTTTGAAGTTTTTCAGAATAGAGTGCGCTTACATGAACCCCCAGAAACGCCTCCATTGCCCAAAGGCCCACAAAGGCAAGGAAGACGGTCAATACCCACATTGCCCCGGTGCGTTTCATAATCTTTGTGGAGTTCAGGCCTTTAAAGGCATGGTCAAAAGGGATTTGACTTCGGGTTGCTCGGCAATGGCATGGAGTTCGGTAATAACGGAGGAGGTCTGAACGGAATTGACCAGATCTGCTGTGTCGATTCGAATCCCTCGAAGGAGCCTGTCGTAATCGTACTCCTTGAAGGTTTGCTTGTCATTCACCAACTTATACTCGGCCTCGATCCCGTTTTCATCCCACCCACTGACTTTGGCCGATTTCAATTTTCCACCCCACAATAGCCCCGTGATGCCACCGATGATGTCGTTCATTAAGCCGTGCTTTTGAAATGTGATCTGGTGCTTGATGGACTTGGACTGGCCCTCCAGGCGTCGGAAGTCATTTTCCCGAATATCGAACTGGGTTGCCTCGGTGAACTCGAAGTTCCGGATATGGGTCATTGCACGAACATAAGTCTCGAAATCCGCTGGCCGAAGTAAAACCTGACACTTCAGCGGCTGAAAATCCGCCTTCACCTGTTTGAGTTTCAAATCCGGATTTTCTTCAAGGATTTTGTCAATCGCGGCTGCCTTGCACTTCCGCCATCGTTGCGCCAAGAACATCTCGAAGCGGCCCAGGGAAGCCGACCCTTGATAATGCTGGTACAGCCCGCGTCCATAACTCGGGTTGAAAATGAAAAAGTTCAAGTCTGCCGGCTGGGTACCTTCTTCGAGGTCTTCGGATGTAATGACGAACCCCCCATCGCTGCGACGACACTTCAGTTCGCTCTGGGCATCCTTGAATGAAATAAGGACACCCCTCCACCACTCACCATTTTGAGTAATGGCGATGGTTTTTCCATCAAATTCATCACCGGTCACCTCTTCCAAACGGCTGAGAAAATCAAGAATCGGGACACTTCCAGAATCAAGGGCGAATCCAATCACTCTTGCTTTCATTTAATCGTCTCTATGGCGTCAGGATAATTTAAAGCCGGGGCGTGCTTCGTTGTTTTCACGGAAGGCATTAGGAATCCACCAGTTCATCGGCGGCCTTGCTTACCGAATTACTTCGCAAGAAACGATTTCGAAGCGTGCGGTATCAGCTTCCTTGTGCAGGAAACCGTCATTGATTTCAATCGTACGCTTTTCGCCCGGTTTGATGACTTTCTGCACGGTTTTATCGCCGACCGAATCTACCCCACCCTTGTCAACAACTTTGTTCGTTTCCGAAAAATAAATGGTGCGGTACTTGATATTCCCAAGCGGCAACCTGCCGGTATTCCGAAAAGTGACCCTCCACATCGCAACTGAACCAAATCCGCCTTTGCTCCAATCCGCTTTCACGACTTGCAATTTTTGAGTGGGGTGTTCCGCCGCCATCTGTTCAAGGTCTTGTTGAACTTTTCTTTCAGTGGCGAGATCATTCTCAATCTTGGCTTTGAGCGACTGAGCCTTTTTGAATTCGGGGGCTGACGCCGGGATTGCCCCGATGTACCGAAACGCCTCGGGCCGGTTTGTCCTTTGAAGTTCAAAGGCTTTTTGAAATTTTTGGGCAGCCGGCATTTCATCAAAGGCTTTTTGTTCCACGGCTTTCAGGCGGGCTTCTTCTTCCTTCTTGGCTTTTTCAATCGCCGCAGCTTTTTCTCCAGCCTTTGCTCTCTCCCTTTCCTGAATCTGCGCCAGGATGAAGATGAGAGTAGGGAAGCCAATGACGATTCCAATTAAAACCCCAAGCAGGATTCTGTTTTGGCGTTTGTTGGATTTAATAGCGGCAGGGCTGAGCGTGATCTGGTTGATCGGGGAGTGAAACAGAGGGGCGAACTGCTGGACCTCACGGAGTTCAACCCAGGGGTGCCCTTGCACGCAAACCTTGGTATTCGGGAAGGCGCGTCTTTCGCGAATCATCCGTACCAACTCAACCCCACTGACCACGATAACCCGCCCGTCAACAAGCTGAACCTGCCATTGATCCATAACGCCTCCAAAAGAGGTTTCGACTCCGCAGGCGGAGTCAACCTATAGTGAAAATAAAGGACTTATTAGCTTTCGCGACTCCGCGCGCGGAGTCGAAAGGTCAAAAACGTCGATGCATTCCGACAACCAGCCCCTTTATCTCGACCCGTTCGGGTTCATAGGTTTGTTCGCCATATCGAGGGTTTGAGGATTCCAGAACAATTAGTCCCCTGCGTTTGAACCAACGCTTCATGGCCGCGCCGTCCCCATCAATTACCGCCACCACCATCTTGCCTTCGGTGATGTCCAAGGTGTTGACGCAGACGATGATATCACCATCAAAAATCCCGTCACCATTCATGCTGTCCCCATCAACAATCAGAGCAAAAACCTTCTTGCCCCACGTTTTGACGTAGTCGCCGGGCACATGGACCCACTCCTCACTGTCCGGATTTATGAAAAGCGGCTTACCGGCTGCAATCTTTCCCCACACAGGTATCGCGACAAACTCTTCGTCAAAATCAATAAACCTGAAACCAATGCTTGGACCGGGCTGGTCTGTGTAAATCCCTCGTTTGATCAAACCATCGGTCACTAAATCCGCCGCAAAATCTTCTAATGGTTTCCCGACCTTTTCAGCTTCACGCCGTATCTTGTCGATAACACGCGAATGAAGGTCAGCAATAAGTGTGTTCTCTGGTGGTGTGTCAGGTGGGATGATTTTAGCGTAGGGAACCAGCCTCGCAATATCTTTGTCCAGAGTTTCCTCTTTTTTTTCTTCTTCCTCTTTTTGGACAAACATTTGCCCTTCACCAGTCAGTAGCCAATGTAAGGAGACGCCTGAAAGATGGCTGATTCGAAGAAGAGTGTCTTTTTTTGGTATTGACTCATTAGCCCAAGCTCCCACTGATGCAGGCGTGAGATTTAAAGTACGAGCAACAGCAGAAGCATTTGGGGCATTTAGTGCCGCCATACATCTTTCCAGAAAGTTTGATGGAGTTGCCAAAATTTTCCTTGACCTCTTAAGGAGACACCATTATCTTAACGTTATCAGCTTAACGCGAAGGCCAAAAATACCATGACAAACGTCCGAATCAAAAAACTGCAACTTGAAACCGGCTTCACCAATCGGCGACTAGCCGCTCAATTTGAAGTGACCGAGGTCAGCGTCTCGCGGGCTGTGAACAATCACCAGGACCTCAAAAGCCTGCGGAAGAGGATTTTCGAGTTCCTCCTGGAACAACCGAAGATCGAAGCAGAAGACCCCGTTGCTGCCTGATTGAGAAGGCGAAAGGTGTTCGATGAACTACACCCAGATCGAAGCCCAACTCCTGGACGACTGCGTTGACGCCTCCAACCGTTTACGGGAAGCCTGGAATAGCGTGCCGTACGAGAACTTGGCGGCAACCCATCCCGAGCGTTACCGCGCCGTCGTCACCGCCCACAACGAATACGCCGCCTGCGTTCAGCGACTGAACGACTACTACGCCCAGCGCAAGGCCGCCTGACCCCTCACCCCGGACCCTTTCACACCGAATCCGCAAAGCGGGCAACTGCCCGGTCGGGATTCGTGTTGCCTGAAAACGGTCACAACCGAAGGCCGAAAGGATTTTTTGATGACCTTCCTCGAAACCTTCGCCCTTTTCCTGCGCGAACTCGCGGACGCGCTCGACCCCCAACCCCCAGTCCCAACTTTAGGAGTCAATCACATGGAACTCATCAAGGCGGATTCGCCTGATCGTCTCTATTCGTTCAAGATCAACACCCTCGACAGCGAGGGCAACTTCGCCGGCGCGCGCGGTCTTCAGGACGGCGAACGCTTCGAACTGATCGCCACCGACCCCGAATTCGCGGAAGTTTTTCCGACCGACGACGCGCTCGTGTTTCGGGTCAAGATCGGCATTCCGTACCCGGATGGAACGGTCCGCCCTGGCTATCTCCGGGGAATCCTCTATGGGCGGGATGGAAGCATTCTCGCTTCCGGCAACACCGCTCCGGCGGGCATCGTTCCCGGCGACCCGGTCGGCGTGGCCGCCATCACTTTCGCCTATACCGAAATCGCCGAGCCGGTCCCGGTTCCCGAACCCACACCTTCCGCTCCCGATACCCCGCCGGTTGCCGAACCCGAGCCGGACGCCGCGCCGGTTGAAGTCGCCCCCGACACCCTCGAATTCCCCGAAACCCATGCCACGGTCGAACCGGCCCCGCCTGTTGAGACCGCGCCCGTCGATTCGCCGTCTCCGGTCGAAACCTCGGTGGATATTCCCGCGCCGGACAGCCCCGCGCCGGACACCTCCACGGTTCACTTCGAGTAATTCCTTCAACCCCGGTGGGGCGTGGTTTCGACCGCGCCTCGCCAACCTCGGGAGACTTAACGATGAGCAACCTCCTTTTCATCCGAATCTGTCCGGTTTGCGATTCGAATCTCGCCACGCGGTTCGATGAATGCCCGCAATGCGTTTCGGACTCGATGACCCGCACCCTCGAAGACCTTTCAAAAGAGGCGGGTACCGGACCGCGACGGACCACTCCACGCCGCAAAGCTATCCGCACCACCACCGCTGCGAACTGCGAAACGTTCCCGCAGAACGCCGCCTGAACTTTTTTCCCAGGTAAGTAACCAGGAGGACCCCAAATGCCATTCACGATTCTGCTTGCCGTCCATGAAAAAGATTCGGACGCCCAGCCGTGCAGCCTGATTTTCGAAACTTCTGATTTGAGGACTGAGGCTCAGTCAATCGATTTTGCTCTTCGGACTGGCGATCAACTGATCTCAAATTTTGAAGCCTTCACCAATTCCGAAGCCACCCAGGAGCTTGTCGAAGCCTGTTTCTCTCTTGCAGAGGCCCTCGCCAAATTTGGCCCGGCCGTTGCACCGTTGACAGGATGTGCGGCGTGAAAAAAGCCACTCCCGGATACCGCTTCCTGCACGCCAGCCTTCGGAGCAAATCGGCTCGTGCCGCGCTTCGTTCGCCGATGACCCGGCTCGCCGAAATGCTCGACGTGTCTACCAGCTACGTCGAGAAGTGGCTGCGCCCCGCGCCGACCGCCGACCGCCCCGGAGCGAGCGGCTACCGCAACCCGGTGGACTTCACCGACGCCATTTTCGATTTCTGGCTGCTCTATTGCCCCGTCTTCGCCGAACTGTTCGTGCGTCGGTATCAGCGCAAGCTGGTCGCCCACAAGGATCGCCAGCGTCAAGCCTTCGCTCCAACTCGCCGCGAGATCGAGACGAAGATCAGCGACTTCTTCCGCGAACAGGCAGACGTTTTCAGCGCGCTCTCCCGTCAGGCTTCCTCCGAGGAATTGTTCCAGGAATGGCTCGAAGCCCAGCACAAATTCGAGGATCTGCTTGCCTCCCTCGAAGCCTCTGAAGACCGCCGTCCCGCCCTCAAGGCGGTTTCCTGAGAAAGGACGTGCCCGATGCCCTTGGTGTCGCCTGAACTCGAAGCGCGCTTCAAGAACGCTCACGAAGCACGCCAGACCATCTCCCGGCTGATTGAGCAATCGGCCCACGATTGTGCCGTCCTCATTCGCGACGGCTACAGCATCTGGGTCGTCGAACTGGAACTGCAAAAGCTGGCGCGTGACATCAAGAGTTGCCGCGCCCTCTACACCAACGAAGGGAGCGCCGAAGAATGAAACTGGTACAACCCCGCAAGGGCCAGAAAATCACCGATTCCCAGCGTCGCGCCATCTTCGGATTGGCGAAACGCAATGGCCTCGACGACGAAACGATTCGTTCAGCGGTCGAAGCCGTTACGGGTCGAACCGTGGATTTCCAGCACACGGGCATCTCCGATCTGTCGTTCAGTGAAGCCAACGGCGTAATGGTGAAACTCGGTGGCGTGCCGTTCGCGTCGCGTGAACTGCATCGCCAACGCGCAAAGGCCGAAATCAAGCGCGCCGTCCGAAAGGGCGGAAATCCGGACATCAAATCGCAATTGGACTTGATTGCTGAACTGGCCAGCCAGCGCGAGCAGATGCGCGGCAAACCCGAAGCGTTGAAGGCGTTCTGCAAGCGGTGCATCAAGAAGGACGCCCCGACCACCACCACCGAGGCCACGATCATCATTGAGGCCCTGAAGGCGATGAATCGCCGGGAAGGATTGTGGGCGGCATGACGACACCGGGCCTGTTTGATACGCCACAGGAAAGAGCGCAACGGCTCATCAACGAGACCGCGCAATTTCTTCCCCTGATCGGCACGCTCCGCCTGATTGCCGATGACTTGTCACGCGCCTTGGGCGAGCGGCCGCTTCCGCTCGAAGTCCTCCGGGAGCGGTACGGGATGGACGAAAGAACCGTCAAGGCGTCAGTGCAGGAGTTGCGGGATGTGTTCCTGCTGCCCATCGGGAGCCGTCGCCACACGCCCGCCGGTTACTTCTGGATGCACACCCTCGAAGAGTTCCAGGACTGGCATCAGCAGTATCTCAGCCAGGCGCGGACAACCTTCGCGACCGCCTACAAGCTGGCGCGGCGTCACTGGCCGAACTACGCCGGGCAACTCGCTCTGGATTTCTCGCTGGAGGTGCAATCCGATGCCTCCTAAGACCCGCTCCATCGCCCCGCGCGAGAAGTACGTCATTGCCGCCGTCCTCGACGTGTTTCGTGTCCTGGAAGTGCTCGACGATCTCACCAGCGCCGGCACCCGCGCAACCTTCACAGAGATCGTTCAGGCCACGGGTTTCGCCGAAAATTTCACCTTCCGCGCGCTTCGCACCCTCGAAGCCGCCGGTTACGCGGTGCAGGACCGGCGGATGTGGCGAATGAGTGCCCGCGCCGCGCGCTTCAGTGATCGCATTTTCTCGGTGCTGGATTCACAACCCCGCACCAAAACAACCACCATCATCGACATTTAGGAGGACGAAATGGCACGCCCCAAAAACAACGCGCTGACGCTCGTCAATGAAGAAAAGGAAAAAAGCGCGGCCCTGATTGAAACTCATCTTTCAGCGTCTATTGCCAACCAGGAGACACAACGCGCGGCTGAACGTATCGGCGTACTGAAGGGAATCAATGCTGTTCAGCGGATGTTCGCTGCCGTGATTGACAGCCAGAAGTTGCGGGCCATCCAGTTGTTCTGCTCGGACCGCAGGAATTTGGACGCTTATGGCTGCACCTCGGTCGATCAGTTTCTGGATACCCACGGCCCTGAAATCGGAATTACCCGGCATGAGTATTGGAATCGAATCAAGCTGCTCGAATCCGAATCCGATCAGTTGTACGACGCACTGAACGTGCTGGGCGTGCCGATGAACGCACGGAAGCTGCTCACCGGTTCCGTCTCACTCTCGCCCGATGGCGATGCGTTCGTCATCGGCGACAAGACGATCCCCCTCGAAGACAAAGCCGAACTGCTCGCGACGATTTCGGCGCTCCACCGGGAACGGGTCAAGGACAAGCAGACCATCGAGACCGGGAAGGAGCAGGTCAAGAATCTGCGCCAGCGCATCGACGAGCTTGAGGAAAAGGGCACGCCCGGTCGCAACAAGGTGCAACGCACCGAACTCGAAATGGCCGCCATCGCGCTCGCCACGGTCATCACCGATTTCAATCGTGCCTATGACGATGCCCCGGTGAAAGACCGGCGCCGTGTCTGGACCCATCACGGTGGGACACTGGAGCACCTGCTCAAAGCAGCCATCAGCCGTCTGCCTCAGACGGTCGACACCGGCGTCTTTGAAGGAGTGGCGGTGAACCCGGATGCCCTCGATGACGACGATGATTTGGAACGGGGTTGAATCCCGCTGTTCTGACGCCGGGAGACGCGACCTTCAACCAGCAGGTGAACCCCAATGAACGCAATCGCTTTTTTTCCAAATCGTCGGGATGACAATCAGGAAGACGACCGGCAATCGCGGTCAACGTCGCGAGTCCGACTGGGTGAACTGTCCCAGCGGGAAATTCGTGACGCGATGGCCGGTCGGGTGGGCGAGGACGCCGCCAGTGAAGCCGCGAGACTGGCGGCTCACTACGGCGTCAGCGTTTCGCGGATTTACGCGGTCTCGCGCGAGGTCCGTGCGCAGCGGAAACCTCGCGCCGACAAGGGCAAGCGTCAGGCCGATTTGTTCGGTGATGCCGGATTGCTCTACGCGGCCCAGTTGGTGGCCCAGCGCCACTTCAAGCCTGAATTGGCGTTGCAACAGGCTCGTCTGAACGGTTTCGAAATTTCAATTTCAGACGCCACCTTTCTGCGGTTGCTTCGAGACCACGGCCTTGACCGCGGGGCCGCGCGGCGGAATCTCACGCCGTTTCGTCGCTGGGAAGCGAAAGCGCCCGGCGAAGTGTTCCAGATTGACGCTTCGGGAGTGAAAGACCGGTCGGGAATGTACTCCTGGTTCCTCGACATTCGGTCGCGCCGGATCATTAAACTCGAAGACTCCCGCAACCACCCCAACGACAACCCGGAACACCAGAGGATCTGGAAACTGACGATGAAGGACGATTTCTCGCGTCGTCAGTTCACCCGGTTTTACGCCATCCGCGCCCTGACCTCGATGGAGATGATCGAGTTTCTTCTCGCTGGATTTCGCGAAATGGGCGTCCCTCGGATGTTGTACTCGGACCGGGACAACACGATTTACAGCGAGCGCACGCAGGCCGCCGGCGAGTTGCTCAACCAGTTGTTTGCCGATTCCGGTGGATTCCGTTTGGAACGTCACACGGCGCACAACGCAAAGGCGACCGGCAAGGTCGAGAGTTCGCACAAATGGGTTGAGGAATTCGAACGTCTCATAGCACACAAGCTGACCACGACGCCCAAGTCGGCGCCGCAGCCGACCATCGAGGAACTGAACAAGTTCGCGGCGTGGATGTGCGAGCGTTACAACACGCGCGTCCACCGGACAACGGGGATGACTCCGATGGAGCGGTGGCACTCGGTGATGCACACGATGCGGATACCGCCGGACAAGACGCTGGACGCGATCTTCCGTGCGGATCGGTTCACCAAGCCGATCAATCCGGACTGTGCCATCGAGCATGCCGGCGCCCGGTGGCAACTGCCCCGGAAGCGTCCGTTTACCGACTGGGCGACCCTGGGCGTCAAGATCGACGTGCTTTTCCCGGTGGAACTCGACTGGTTCCTGGTCTTCAGCCCAGACAAAACCGAACGGTTTCAGGTGCTGAAGACTGAGCAGGTCGCCGACGCGGCCGGACAGTTCAAGGCCCCGGAGGAAACCGTCCGCCAAAAGAGTCTGAAACGAATCGAGGCAGCCTCGAAGGAACGCAAGGCAAAGATGAAGGAGACCGGCGCAACCGAGTTGACGCTCGGTTTCGACGGCGACGTTCAGGCCCCGGTGGCCGCCAAAACCCCTCGATTCCCCAAGCCCAAGCTCGAAACCGATCCCGCGCTTCTGTCGGCTCTGACGGCTGGCGCGTCGGATGTCGTTTACGGCGGTCGCCGTCTGGCCACGGCGGTCGAGGCCGCCCTGTGGCTGGTCGAGGAAGGCCACGTCGAAGCCCCCATCTCACCCGAACTCAAAGCGTGGGTGACGCGGCTGCTCCAGGGCCGCGACCACATCACCACGCAGGAACTGCTCGAAAAACTCGAAGCCCGCGAGAACAGCCCGCTGCGGGCGGTTGGAGGGAACAATGGCTGAAGCTGCTCTCAAGAGCGCGGCGCCCACGGTGGACGCCCAAAAAATTGCCCGCCTCCTGACGCGAGAGCATCAGGGGCGGGGAGTGAATATCTCCGAAATTTGTCGTCGATTGGGAGGCCCGGCTGAAGGTGCCTCCCGATCAACGGTCCACGCGCTGATGAATGGAACGGCCTCTCCCAAGGTCGTCGCCAAACTTTCAACCCGCATCCTCGCCACGTTTCAGGGTGGCGAGAGCAAGGAGACTGAATCCATGCCTGCAAATCGTAGCGTCCTCTCACCCGAGGCGCAAATCCACTTCGGCCTGTCCGGCGACCCGTTCCGCCCGCAGGTGCGGATTGAACCCTACACCAACAAGGCGCTCGACCAGGTCTACAAGCGCGCGCTGAATGCCCTCCGGTATCAGGGGTTCGTCTCGATCCTGGGCGACCCCGGAAGCGGCAAATCGACGCTCCGGCGCCGGTTGATGGCCGAATCCGCCGCGTCCAACGGGAAGCTCAGGCTGCTCTGGCCTGAGTTCATCGACCCGACGAAGGTCACCCCGACCTCAATTGTCACCTACGTCCTGTCCCAGTTGAATCAGGCTGTTCCGATGAACGCCATGGCGCGACAGGCCCGGCTCGTGCAGCACCTGGCCGACCTCGCCGGCGACGATGTGCGCGTCGCGCTCGCGTTCGACGATTGCCACACGCTGCCCGACCACACCCTGTCCGCTCTCAAGCGGATTTGGGAATGGGAATCCGGATCGTATTCGGGCCTGCTCGGTCTGCTGCTTCTCGGCCAGCCGCATTTTAAGCACCGGCTGGAACGGGTGAACTTCCGCGAAATCGCCTCGCGCCTCGATGTCGTGGACATGCCCGAGTTTCGGTCCAAAGCCGGGCGGGCGACCCCGGCGGCGTGGGAATACGTCACCTACCGCCTTGGCCTGGTCGGCGGCTCCGCCGAGGCTCTCTTCGAGCGTGACGCGGTGGACGAACTGGCCAAGGCCAATCCGACGCCTCTCTCCCTGGGGAATGCCTGCAACGCCGCGTTGAACCGGGCGTTCCTCGCTCAGGAAAAGAAGGTCACCCGGCTGATTGCCGGAGCCAAGGACGAGCCGACCGCGATCAGACTGGCCGGCTGAGAACAAAGGTGCGCGATGTCGAAGACGACTTTTCGAGATATGGGTCTCCAGTGCTGCGAGTGCAAAGCGGATTTCGTCTGGTTGGCGCGAGATCAGGCGTTCTACGCCGAGAAAGGACTCACCAACCAGCCGAAGCGGTGTAAGCCGTGCCGTGACCTGAAGAACGCTCGCCACCAACGTGGCGGGCGTGTCGTCACCGTGGCGATCTGCGAGGAATGCGGCGAGTCGTGTTCCGTGCCCTTCGAGCCGATTCACGGGACCCCAATTTTTTGCCGTCGTTGCTTTGTGCAGCACGGCCTTCAAGGGAAGTGACCAGGAAGACTCTCAACCAAGAAGGAGTCGCAGACAATGGCGAACAAAACCGTCAACAAATCTCTTTTGAAATCGAATCTCGCCCGATGGGCCGAACTCGAAAACCAACGGCTCAAACTTGCCGCGAAGCTCGATCCCATCGTCAAGGAACAGAAAAGTCTCGAAAAGGAAATCGGCGCGCTGACCCTTCCCGTGACCAATCAGCCGCCGCTGATCAAGGACTTCGCCATCGAAACGGCGAATCTGAGCTTCGACACGCGCACCGAGCGCACCGTGGCGCCGCAGCAGTGGTTCGAGCGCCTCACGAAGAAAGACCGGGATGACGAACAGTTCTGGGGAACGATCAAGGTGCTGGTCGAAAAGGCCGACAAGTACCGTCCCGTCATCGTCACCGAACTGGCGTCTGTCGCGGTCACCTACAAGCCGAAACTCGAATTGAAGTGATTGAGCGGGGGGCTGTGCGAGCAGCCTCCGGCTTGACCTTTGACATAAGGAAAGGGAGACGACCAATGGCAACAAAAACGAAAATGACCGAGGCCGAAGCTGAAGCGTACAACGCGCTTCGCGACGCCTTCGTGAAAATCCTCAAAATCGACCTGGCCCTCTACGGGCACGGAAGACTCGGCGGACAGATGCGTCCGTTCGTCGAACTCGGCGTCACCGCCGACGACCTCGAAACGTGGGAGGAGTGGTACTACGCCAACGACTGGCGCGGGAAGAAGGGTGAAACTCCGACCATCAAGATCATCACCGAAACCTATCGCCAGGCCTTCAGCCCCAAGGGCAAGTCCCCCCGGACACCTAAACCGGTCCCCGCCGCCCCGGCCCCGACCGATGCCGCGCCGGTGCTCCGGCTGCCGTCGCCGACCGAGATGTCGGTACTCGAACTCGAATATCTGGAATTTGTCGATGCCGCCGCCGAGAACATCCTGTCCTCGATGCCGGAGTTCGAAGTCCAAAACCGGATTGCCGCCGAGCGCTGGGAACTCCTCGAATCGTCCAATGCGGCGACCTATCGCCGCTGGGACGAGGATGTCCTCATCGCGCATTGTCGTCGCCTCATCGCCCGCCGCCTGGCCGAGGGGCAGGTGGGGAGCTTCGAGGATTTCTGCCGCGAGCGCGGCTTCCTGACGAAGGAGGTGGCGTGATGGGCGAGAACTCGAACATCGAATGGTGTCACCACACGTATAATTCCTGGATCGGCTGTTCAAAGGTCAGTCCTGGCTGCGCCAACTGCTACGCCGAAGCGGAAAATAATCGGCGGAAGTGGGCGACCGAAGGCTGGGGACCAGGCAAGCCTCGAAAACTCACGTCTGAGCGTAACCACTCTCAACCGTTCGCCTGGGACCGGAAAGCGAAGATTTCTGGGAAACGGCAGCGCGTATTCTGTTCGTCCCTGGCCGATTGGCTCGATAACGAAGTGCCCATTCAGTGGCTGGTCGGTCTTTTGAAGACGATTCGACGCTGCCGTCACCTTGATTGGTTGATGCTGACCAAGCGGCCGCAAAACTTCCTGGACAGGATGGAAGCGGTGTTGCGCGAACCCAAAAATGATTTGCCGGATGGGTTGAGCGACTGGATCGAAAGCTGGTTAGCAGGCAAGTACCCTCAAAATGTCTGGATGGGTGTAAGCACCGAAGACCAGGAACGCGCGGATGAACGTATCCCTATTCTTCTCTCGATCCCCGCGAAAATTCACTGGCTTTCAGTTGAGCCGCTTCTTGGTCCGATTGAACTGAACGTCTTCCTCAATCCACAGCCCTACATCTGTCCCAAACCAAACGGCGCTCGGATTGACTGGGTCGTTGTCGGTGGCGAATCCGGCCACAACGCCCGACCCATGTTGACTGAATGGGCGAGATCACTCCGGGATCAATGCGTCCGGTACGAGACGCCCTTTTTCTTCAAGCAGTGGGGAGAATTCGCTATTACGGAACGTCGGGAACTCGGAGCATCTGTTTGCGGCCAACAGATGATTGGTGAAGTGATGGAGCGGGTCGGGAAAAAAACCGCAGGGCGTCTCCTCGATGGCGTCGAATACAGCCAGTTCCCGGAGGTGGCGTGATGGTCCCAGTAAATCAATCGAAGTTGTACGCGACCGACGGCACCCACAATGGGAACTGTTTCGCCGCATGCCTCGCCTCGGTTCTTGAAGTACCGCTTTGGATGGTGCCGCCCTTCGATGAAATGTTTGCCCGAACAGGCGAGGACTACATGTTCCGGGTTGACGAGTGGCTGAAGCGGTTTTTTTGCCTTCGAAAAGTTCGGATGTCAGGCCACCACATTGATGAGCTTCCCGAGTTCTACATCGCCAACGGGAACTCATCGCGGGGCGTTCAACACAGCGTCATCTATTCCGGCGGAGCGCTCGTCCACGACCCTCACCCAAGCAAGGAAGGAATCAAGGGGGTACTTTGGACGTGGCACTTTGAACCGATCAAGCGAGAGGATGTGGCTCAATGAATTTCGGGTCACTTTTCTCAGGGATTGGGGGGATTGATCTCGGGCTGGTACGGGCCGGGATGACGCCGATCTGGCAATGCGAGATTGATCCCTTTTGCCGGGCTGTCCTGGCGTCGAATTTTCCCGGAGTCCGGTGCTATGACGATGTTCGAACCCTCGATTTCAAACGAATCACCCCCCCCACTTGCTGGCCGCCGGATTCCCCTGCCAGCCAGCCAGCGACGCCGGACATTTCAACGGACAGCGTCATGATTCTTGGCTCTGGGACTACGTTTGGAAGGCTTGTCGCGATCTACGACCATCAATCGCGCTTCTGGAGAACGTCCCAGGGCTGCTTACCGTTCAAGACGGAACAGCCTTTGGACGTGTCCTTTCCAGTCTGGCCGAAATCGGGTTCGATGCGGACTGGACGGTGCTACCAACGGTACTGGTCTCCGGTAGCCCCCACTACCGTCGAAGAGTATTCGTGCTGGCTTACCCCTCTGACCTCCGATGCCAAGCGGGCGAAATTCTCAATTGGGCAGTTGATGAAGCACGAACTCAAAAACTTGCAACATCACCATGGACGGGGCGGATTGTTCGTTCAGATGGCGGGCGAATTTTCCGGGTACCCGACTTTGAATTTTGTCAGATGGCTGATGCGTTTCCCGAAGAACTGGATCCGCTGATGGCTTACGGCAACGCCGTCGTGCCCGATGCTGTTGAGTTGATTGGCCGCGCCGTGATGGAGGCGTTCGGATGAAATCGTTTAGATATACCTTCTTGGGCGACCGGGCCACCCGGCCAGAGCTTCGGGGGATGCAGTGCGATCCGGTCCGGAATGCCCAAGGCAAGTGCATCGTCTCCGTCAAATTCGCGACGGCCGCCGTGGTCGATGCCCAAGGGAAGCTCTGGATCGTCCCTCGACGAAGGCTCAGATTGAACAACCCCACCAACGACAAAGCCCGCCAGTAACGGCGGGCTTCCATTTTCTCAGCGGGTCGGCAACACTTTGACGGAATCAAATTCTGTGGCGTCCTGTCCCTAATTCCGGGCTTCCGACTCTGCCAATTATCGTGTTTCGAACGGTTTAGTTATCGCGTCCCCCCCTAAACAGTACCTGGCCGCACTTCTCCGGCTGGTTGGGCATCTTGGACATCGGGACACAATTTCTCTCGACGTGTTTCATTCC